CGATTGGTGCAATATTCCCTTATGCTGGCGGAACCACGCCCGACGGGTATCTGTTGTGTGACGGCAGTGAAGTTGAAAGATCAAAGTTCGGAGATTTGTTTGACATTATTGGAGTTACTTTTAATGGCGCTGCGCCTTTGGTAGGAGTAGGCACTTTTAGACTACCAGATTTGCGAGGTAGATTTGCCTTGGGCAGAGACAACATGGATAACGCAGGTACTGTGCCTTCAAGTGCAGGCCCGTATGTAGATGCAGGCGGTGGCTTCGCTGGTCGAGTACCAGACGTGCAGGCTACGATTCTCGGCGGCTCAGCCGGATTAAGTTCAGTTCCGTTGACCTTGGCTAATTTACCTGAGCATAGCCATACACTATCGACTGGCACACAAGACTACGCCGCAGTCGCAGTAACAACGACACTGGATCCGTTGGCCACATCCGGTCTTGGACCAACAGCACCTGGACAAGCGCAGTATCTCAAAGACAGCGGCAATGTTAAAAAACCAGTAGGAGTTACGCTTGGAACTGCTGTGGGATTAATGAATCCGTTTTTGGCAATGAATTATATAATCAGATCCGGCCCACCGGCATTCTAATAGGTAAAATAACATGGCATATCAGATTAACAAAACAGACGGAACTATAGTTGCTACAGTTGCAGACGGTCAAATTGATGACCGATCAACTTCAATTACTTTAATTGGAAAAAATTATAGCGGGTTTGGGGAAATATTTAATGAAAATCTAATACAAATATTGGAGAACTTTGCAGACTCGACTCCACCGGATAATCCTATCAGCGGACAAATATGGTTTGACTCTAGCCAATCTAAGTTGAAGGTATATAACGGGTTGGATTTTGTTCCAGTAAGTTCTGCTACTATTTCCAGTTCACAGCCGTCAACATTGGCCACAGGTGATTTGTGGTATGACAATGTAAGACAACAATTATTTTTCTTTGATGGTACATCGGCAGTGCTGTTAGCTCCATCATATAGCAGTTCGCAAAGTCTTAGTGGGCTAAGAGTCGATACTATTCTTGACACTCTTAATCAAACCAGAGTTATCACAAGTTTGTACAACAATGGTATTTTGTTAGGTATATTTTCCAAAGACAGTTTTACACCGAAAGTTGCTATTATTGGGTTTACCGGCAGCATTGCTCCGGGATTCAATGTAGGTACATTAGCAAATTTTAAAATACGTGCCACCTGCACCAACAGCGACAGTCTCGGTGGAGCAGCAGCCACTACATATGTGCGTACAGACAGCTCAAATGCCATCAACGGTCAACTTCAAATCACAGTTGACGAAGGGTTAATCTTTGGTTCAGCAAACCAAGGATCATTATTTGTTACCACCGGTGATTTAGTTTTAGCGAACTCTTCTCAGGATAAGAATATCACGTTCAGTGTGAATAGAGCATCAACGCAAGAAAATGCAGTGGTAATAAATGCTTCTGCAAGAACTGTGGGATTGTATCCCACTATTTCTGCAAGCACAGTTAATATTGGTGGAAATTTAGTAGTGGCCGGTGACCTTACTGTAGAAGGAACAACTACTACATTAAACACCAGCGTCTTTACAGTAGAAGATAAAAATGTCATAATTGCCAACGTATCGAGTCCTACTAACAGCACAGCTGACGGTGCAGGTATTACAATCAAAGGGACCACAGATAAAACTATTGCTTACTCAAATGCCAGCAACTGGTTGGATGTATCAGAAACAGTAAATTTAGCAGCTGGAAAAGCATTATACATCGGCGGAACCAAAGTCATAGATGGCAACAGTCTTGGATCTGCTATTACCAGTATTCCGGGCGTAAGTTCGTTTGGTACACAAACGGTGGTAAACATTGGCCCAGGGATCCCTGCAGTAGCACAATTGAGACTGGAAAATCATAGAATCAGCACATTGTCATCTAATTTTGATATTGAATTAGAACCGGACGGTACAGGAAATGTGGTACTGATAGGATCTCCAAAAATCACAGGCATGGCTAATCCGACATCTGCTCAAGATGCCGCGACCAAAGAATACACCGACAACAGAATAGAATCAAGACCGTTGATTTTTTCAATTGATATATCTGATGGAAAATCTAATACATATATAATTGCTAATATATTAAACAATCTTGCTCCTGTGGGCGAATATCGCACAGGCACGTATGCAAGAATATTATGCAGTTTGATTAGTAATAATGCACAGTCGTTGGAAATTAATTCATTGCCACCGTCACTGTCAACAGCTGCATTCTTAACTAATCTTGGTGGTGCCAGCAGTTTAGCTATCACTAATATAAGTTTCCCAACAGCCACTATCTCAGCAGCCAGTGTGTCTGTGACAAGAATTATTAAATTGTTTCAAATAGTAGGAGGCGTGTGGGCATGGCAATCAGACACAGTGCTTCCTCCATAATGAATTAGGAGCGGCTAAATGGCCTATGTAATTAATAAGTTTAGTGGCGAAGAACTAATAGTGCTCGATGACGGCACATTAGATACCACCACCAGTCTCGGCTTGGTAGGTAGAAACTATGTAGGCTATGGTGAAACACAGAATGAAAATTTTCTGTTTCTCTTAGAAAATTTTGCCAACACAGCTCCTCCTTCGAGGCCAATAGTTGGACAAATATGGTTTAACACCACAGATAACACTGCCTATGCCTATGATGGCGCACAGTGGAATCCTATCGGATCGGCAGCAATCAGCGCCACGACTCCGACCAATAGCAATGCAGGCGCATTATGGTTGAAAACACCAGTTAACCAGTTATTTGTGTATACCGGCACCGAATGGAGATTTATTGGTCCCGAAGCTGTAGCAGGATTTGGATCGACTAGAGCCAGAGCAGATTCATTAGATAACACTGTAGGCGATTCGAGGCCTGTGATCTTTTTAGAAACCAACGGCACGGTATTTGCTATCTGTACTGCTTCGCCGTTTGTTATTAATCCCAGTAATTCAGTCGCCGGGTTTAGCAATGTTCTACAGGCAGGAATAAATTTATCTGAGACTGCTAAAATCAACGGCAGTATCACCGGCAACGCTGCCACAGCAGATCAATTGGCCACAGCAAGATTAATTAATGGCGTGCCATTTAATGCTTCGTCAAATATCACAGTCACTGCCAACACTACTAATGCATTGAGAAAAGGCACATACATCACAGGGGCTGATTTCGATGGTGGTGTAGAACGCACATGGAGTGTAGATGCGTCTTCTGCAAATTTAATGGGCAAGGTAGTGGCACGAAATTCCGAAGGAGGATTTTCAGCTGGCACTATCAGTGCATCGTTTGTAGGCGACCTCACAGGCAACGTCATAGCCAGTAGTGGCGTAAGTGTATTCAACACCGTGCAGGCTAATCAATTTGTCGGAGCCCAGCTTACAGGTAATGCTGCTACAGCCACAAGATTAGCTACAGCAAGAACTATAAATGGTGTGAACTTTGACGGTAGTAACAATGTTACGGTGCCAGCCAGTGCAGAAACATTGACAGGTAATTCTATTAATAATTCTGTGACATTAAGTGGACTGACACAGGTAGGAACATTAAGTTCTTTAAGTGTCAGCGACAGCGGTATATTTTTAGGCAGTGGAACACAACTGAGAATATTTGTAGACTCTAGTGTTCCGACAATTAGATCAACTACCGGTCGATTAAATTTTGACATGGGCGGCAGCGGTCCAGACATTAACTTTGTGGATTCTGCAACATCGTTAAGTCTCGGAGGCCCTAATGCCCCGGCAGTGATAGGCGATAATACAACCAATCTTGGTATCACAGGTTATAAATTCAACGGCATCTATGCCAACAATTTATTTGGAAATGCCGCCACAGCTACATTATCCGCCAATGCCACTAACATTGTCGGGGGAGGCCTGGGTGCTATTCCAGTTCAGCAATCTGTAGGGGTCACAGGCTTTTTAGGATTAGGTGCAGAAAATTCAGTGTTGAGGGCAAGAAGCGGCGGTCCGGCATGGGAACCATTGACCTTAGAGCAGCTGAACAAAGGCACCTTTATCAATATGACCAATTCCACTACCAGCGGTAGTGTGAATTTGTTTAATTCTTCAGTGCCGGTAACAATATCTGTAGATGCTACATCCGCCAACACAGCCAGCAAAGTTGTAGCACGTGATGCCAGCGGTAATTTTGCAGCAGGCACTGTGTCAGCAAATTTAAGTTTACCTACCAGCGGAGTAATAAATTGGCCAAATGACCAATATGGCGGTAGCGGAGACATTGCAAGAATTGACACCTATTCAGGTGGTGGTGAAGCTATAAGGTTAAGACTATATGTAAACAACGATGCAGATGACATCATCGAATTAGATGCTGCCGGCGGAGTTTTAGTTACCAGAGGTAATATCACGGCTTCTACAGCACCAACATCGGGTAGTCATGTAGCTAATAAAACCTATGTTGATGCAGCAATTGCAGGCGCAAGCTATTATGATACGTTTTCTAATGGAGTGCAGAGTCCTGGACCACAAAGCTTTCCACCCCAGACCATAAGAGGGTTTTCAGCTTATTCTAGCACTGATTTTCCTGGTGCATATTTTGGAGGAATAACAGTTAACGGTCCTAGCGGAGTATATTCAGGACAAATTGCTTTCAATTGGAATTCTGAAGAAACCGCTCCTACAGGATTATATTTCAGAGTTAATGATGACACTGGCACCACGTCTGCATGGAGTCCTTGGAGACAGGTATCAACGACCGATTCGGTATTTACATTTAACTATGGAAATACAGTTTATACTAACAGTTATACAAATCAAGTTGGGTCATTTAACAACGACGCTAACTATTTTGATGTTTTTCCTCCTGCCGGAAAAACAATGACACAGTTCTGGGCATTTATTCCTAGTATCGCATATATCGCATACGCCGGCGGAGTTAACGGCGACGATTCGATGAGATGTACTTGGGCAAACTTAGGTGATAGAATCAGAGTGTATGTGCAAAACACAGAACAGAGAGCTAGACCAGCAGCAAACTATTTGGTAATTTGGAGATAATAATGCACTATGTATGTATAGAAAACAATCAGATCACGGGCATACAGAGTTATGAACCTGCAGTGCCCAATACAGTATCTGTGGTTACTATCTCAGACAATCAATACACACAAATCATAGAACAGACGCATAGATTTGATGTAGTTTCTAGAACTGTTGTTGCTGTAGATCAAGCTATTATTAATCAAAGAGAACAAGACAGATTAAACGGTCTGGAACGTGAGTTTTTAAATTCAACAGATTGGAAAGTAATGCGGCATATTAGGCAAAAAGCTCTGGGTATTCCTACCAGTCTCACTGACGCAGAATACACAGAATTAGAGCAGCAACGGCAAGCCGCAGCAGCTCGTATAGTATGACAGCAATAAATACAACATATTAGGGGCTAACAGCATGGCATATGAAGTCAATAAATTTAACGGTGTGTTTTTAACGTCTGTAGCTGACGGCACTATCGATACCACTACTGATCTAAGGTTAGTTGGTAAAAATTACGCAGGCTACGGTGAAGTACAGAATGAGAATTTCGTGCATTTATTGGAAAATTTCGCCAATACTACAGCACCACCGAAATCCATAACTGGGCAAATTTGGTTTGATACAGCTGCCAAAAAACTGAAATTCTACGACGGCACCAGATTCAAAGTTGCAGGCGGTGCTGAAGCCAGTGCTACTGCTCCCAGCGGGTTAGTAGTAGGCGACTTTTGGTGGGACACCGGAGCCAAACAACTATACACATATACTGGCACAGAATTTACTCTAATTGGACCAATAGCAAGTCCAGACTTAGGTACTTCAATAATAAGTCCTGCAGTGGTCTACGGCACTATTAGTACTGCAGAAGGCCCGCATACAATATTAAAAGTCATATCAGACAATAAAACCATAGCTGTAGTCAGCAAGACTGCTTTCACGCTTGACAACAGTAAAAATACCATAGATGATTTCACGGTAATCAAGAAAGGTATCACACTGGCTAAATCACAGACTGGAGTATCCACTGACGATTTTACCTTTTGGGGCACAGCATCAAACGCTTCTAAGTTAGGTGGATTCACTGCTGATCAATATATTAAAACAGGCGAAAGTTCGTTTACCTCAGAAGTTAGTTTCAAGGATCCTGGGTTTCAAGTCGGCGACGGTAACGATCTAAGAATTCGAGTAGAAGGCGGTAACGATGTTGTGGTTGAAAACCGTCTCGGAAACGACATTACTTTTAGAATCACAGTCACTGAAACCACAGACGAGAGAGACATTGCGATTATACGACCTACTGGTATAGTTCCAGGAGTTGGAAATGCATATACTTTAGGATCCTCTCTGTTAGCATGGAGTGATGTATACGCTACTACATTCAGGGGTGCGTTAGTAGGAGCTGTCACAGGCAACACTACTGGCAGTCACAAAGGCAATGTGCTGGCTGATGATAATAATGTCATGATTAACGCAGCAACCAAGCAGATAGGATTTGCTGGAGCAAACATTGTAGGAACATTAACCGGATCAATTACAGGCTCAGCCACCACGGCAGCAGATGCAGGCACCCTCAATGGATTAGCAGGCAGCGCCACTATTCCAATCACAGCTGTAGCTACTGTAGCAGTACGAAACAGCAGCGGTAATATATTAGCAAATCAATTTATAGGTATAGCTGACAACGTAGATAGAACATTCCTTGACCGTACAGATGCCCGAGCGGACTCTACATGGTCTGATGGTACTGCCAGTACACACTATAGAACTGCAAGGCTCACAGCCACTGCTTATAGTATAGTAGGTAGAGACGTTAGTGGTAACATCACTGCAAATATTTTCAACGGTACAGCTACAGCAGCTCGATATGCCGACTTGGCAGAGAAATACTTGGCCGATGCAGACTATGAAACTGGCACAGTTGTTATGATTGGCGGCGAAAAAGAAGTTACTGCATGTGCATGGGGCAAACGAGCAATTGGTGTAGTAAGTACCAACCCGGCATTTATGATGAATAAAGATTTAGAAGGCGGCATTTACATTGCTCTAAAAGGGCGTGTACCGGTTAAGGTTATAGGTCGTGTAAAGAAAGGCGATGATTTAATTGCAACAAATGACGGATGTGCAATGATCGCAGTCCCTCATTCCAGTGGTGTTTTTGCAGTAGCGTTAGAAAGCAATGACGACGAAGGCATAAAAGTTATCGAGGCCTTGGTACTGTAATGACTTCAGGTACAAACATACGGGCGTCTCAGTTTGTCACTATTCAAGACAAGGCCCAATCTATATTAGGTACTGGATCCGTTACCAGGGGATACGGTCAGACTGTGCAATCAGCTGACGTGTTCATCGGTAATACTATAACTAAAGCACAATGGGATGCTCTAAGGTATGATATTATCAATATCCGATTGCATCAAGACGGAGTTGTGCCGCTGATAGCCACAGTAAATGTAGGCGATCCTATAGGATATGGGGTAAGTTCCCCCAACTCTAATTATGATATCCTAATGGAACAGGCAATAGCAAATAGATTCAATATTGCCGGCAACCAGTCAGTGATTGCTGCCAAAGGCAATGTTACCTACAGCAGCTCATGGAGCACACAAGCGCAGACAGTAGTAACAGTGACATTTTCAACTGCCACAGAAGCAAGATATTTTTTCAACAGCGGTGGAAAAATCAGGGCAGTTTCACAAATCACAGGCGGATCGGCCACACCTCAAGTAAACGCCTGGAAGAATTTTTTAGCCAGCGCAGGCACTGTGTCTTTTGGTGCTGATACAGGCCCATCTGTAAATTTTTATACACTGACTAATTCCTACCAAATATTTTATACCAACAGTCTCAGCACACCTTATTCTGCAAACAGTTATAGATTGGAAGCCAGTTGCAACGTATCTGATAATTCTTCAGGCACAGCCACACAGATTTCGATTAGAATTACTCTTTTAGATTCATATGTTGATCTGGGATTACCAGCTCCGGGGGATAGTGTTGACGGAACTTTGACAATTTCTGTACAAGAACTAAAAGCATCAGGACAGTTACAGCCGAGTGGAACATTTACGGTGACCAGCCCGACGTATTCACTTTCTGCTATCTCTGCCAGTTAATTAAGTAAATATTCCTATGCCAGCTGTTAATAGCAAGATACTTCAAGCAGATTACAACGATATCAGAAACAAGATGGTAACCATTTTAGGTAGTGGTTCCGGCAATTTCGGATGGGGCCAACAGGCACGAATCAACAGTTCTGCGGTAGCGGAAGGTACCAAAGTCACTATCAACGAATGGGCCAATCTTCGATATGATGTGATTAACGCCTACAAACACATCAACGGTTCTAATCCTACCACTGCTCAGGTAGCTGAGGGTAACACTATTAGATATACCTCAAACTTTACACCAGACACCGGCACACTGGATGTGCCACAGAAACAGTATGATGATTGGGCCAACAATATCACCACAAATAGATTCACAGTAGCAGCAGGCGAAAGTGTAGTTACTGCTGCTATATCACAGACACGAACCACTGCATGGAATGGTTCTGTGAGTTGTTTGATAGGTTTTTATTTCGGCAGCGCCAATGAGGCTCGTTGGTTTTTCAACAGTGGCGGCCAGATACGAGTTAGTTCATCCAGAACCGGCGGTGCTGCCAGCACTCAAAACACATCATGGTCGAATCTGTTGACAGCCATGGGCACACAGACTTTCGGAGCAAACAATCCCGGCACAGGCACCACTCCTAGTGATGGCCTAAATTGGTATCGTTGCACCAGCACATTTCAAACGTACTATACTGGCACAGCCTCAAGTCCTTATGGTTCTAACAACATACAGTTACAGGCTCGAGTCACTGACGTCGCTAATAACTCCACTGGCACAGCAGCCTACGGAGAAATTCGTGTGGTATTTACAGACGGATACGTTGATCCAGGCATCGCCCCGATATCTCCAGGACCACAGCCTGCAACCACAGCAGATTACCTTCCAGATGATGTCGTGGATGGCACACTCTCTGTGTCATGCAATCTACGATATGCAACCGGCATTATGGTTCCTAGCAGCGCGGTATTCACGGTATCGCAGCCCACGTTAGGCATAGGCGCAGTGACTGGCAGTTAATTAATTTCTCCAGGTGCTGATTCACCTATAAATAAACTACGCAGTTTATATTAGGAGAATGTATGCAACAGCAGCTGAAAGCAGCTTTGGATTTTGCCAATTATCAACAGACTTTTTCTATACAGAAAAAAATCCTCAAAGAAAGATCTGAAGCCAAACTCAACTATGGCCACAGTGGCGGCATATTTCGCATTGACAGAGATCTACTGACTTTTGTAGAAATGCTGTGTGTCAAGGGCAGACTCACAGATGTGGTGCTGCTTGATGTAAATCAAAATCCCGTATTGATCAGTGACGTGCAGGCGTTCTGCGACGAAATATTCAGTAGATATTTCGAAGTCACTAATGAATATTTTGCTCAATATCAGCAGATCAAAAAAAGCAGATCTGTGGAAAAACTAATACAGTCATGACCAAAGGCATTTTGATCTATGCGCATAACAATCGCACAGTAGACTATGCTTTGCTCAGCATAATCAGCGGCGGCTTGGCCAAAAAACATCTGTCAGTTCCAGTGAGTTTGGTCACTGATACTACCACTGTTGAGTGGATGAAACAGAGCTCAGTCTTCGATTTAGCTAACACTGTATTTGACAAGATTATATTAACTGAAAAACCAAAAACTGGCAATCAACGATTTCTCAGAGACGGTATCGACGGTCAGATGGTGCCGTTCACTAACACTAACAGGCATTCGGCTTGGGCACTAACCCCATATGATCGCACACTATTGATTGACAGTGACTATTTCATACTTACTGATAATCTCAACAGCTATTGGGATGTTGACCAAGACGTTATGATAGGAGAATCTATCAACGACATTTACAGCCAAAATAGATTGGGATACCTTGATGTTAATATTTCTGAAACCGGAGTAAAACTCTACTGGGCCACAACAGTGATGTTTACTAAAAATCCTGCTTCCAAATTGTTTTTTGACACTGTGGATTTTGTCAAACAAAATTATCTGTACTACGCTGACGTTTTTAGATTCGATCACAGACAGTTCAGAAACGACATTGCCTTTAGTGTTGCTAAACATCTGTTAGATGGGTTTGAAGAAACTACCTTAGGCAGACTGCCGGCAATTTTATCGGCTTTAGACAAAGACATATTATACGAAGTCGACGGATCCACGTTGAAATTTTTAGTTGACTATAAATTAGACAACACATATTGTGCTGCTGCTGTACGTGATTTAGATATTCATATCATGAATAAACAAAGCATTGTAAGACACAAACAACAACTATTGGAGATGATATGAATTTTGGATATCTGTTGATAGTTGCAGAACATGATACAGTTGATTACCTAAACATGGCCTATGCTCTTGCGCTCAGCATCAAGAACACTCAGAAACCAGGCTATGACAAAGTTGCTCTGGTAATTGATAACAAAAGTAAAGTTGAAAAGTTAAAAAGTCCGTGGGTGTTTGATCACGTCATAGAATGGAATCAAGAAACATTTTGGGATGGTCGCAGTTGGATGGATCAGTTGACTCCGTTTGATTATACTGTGTGCTTGGATGCTGACATGTTGTTCATGCGGGACTATAGTCATTGGGTTGATTATCATGTTGAAAATTCCCAGCTGTATATTGCCAACAAGGTTCATACATATAGAGCACAGATTGTCACTGATAGAACTTACCGCAAATGTTTTGACAAAAATCATCTGCCTGATGTATATTCTATGTGGACATTTTTCAGTAAAGATTCTCAAATGGCTCGAGACTTTTTTGACCTAGGTAGACATATTATCAAAAATCCTGTGGAGTTTGCTAATGTGTTTTTGTCGGAATATAAACCTAAGATAGTAGGCACTGATGAAGCGTTTGCTCTGGCAGCAAAAATTTTAGATATTCAAGATCAAATAGCATATCCATTAGAGTTTCCTAGGATTGTTCACATGAAACCCATGATACAGAACTGGCCATGGCCTGCAGACACCTGGAGCAATCACGTAGGATTTTATCTTGACAAAAAAGCACAATTAAAAATCGGAAACTATCAACAGCATGACATTGTACACTATGTGGAAAAAGATAAAATCACCGATGAAGTCATTAACATCTTAGAGGAAATAGCATGGAAACTATAGAAACCATAGAAGATTTTGAAAAGTGGATGGCAGCATATCGACCTGCACCCACTGTCTATGTGGCAGTGTTTGATCCTATCACAGGCAAAGTCACAAGCGTAGGTCCTGATTTTGCTTTTCCTAACGAAGTTAACAAAGTCATTATAGACAATCATTTAGCTGAATCTATAATCAACGCTGAAATACAGATAGAAAACTGCATGATAGATATCAGCTCTGGTAATTTAGAAATTGCTGAATTGAAAACCTTAATCAAGCTCGATGATGTGCTGCATAGAATTATTTCAACAGAATATTCCGCAGCCACACAGCCAGATGTGTACTTGACACACACCAAGCGAACTAAAACATTAAAAATACAATTATCACATGAACTTGGTGGAACTAAAAAATCAAAAACTGAAAGCCAGCGCAGAAATTTTGTCTGGGATGGCAGCACTGAAATGAATTTTTTAATTACTGCATATAACGATCCTAATATACTGTACCAAACACATGTTATCACTATCGATAATCTCGTCGGTAAAACTGTGACTATAAAAAATATTGACTTTGATCATTTCAGTGTATATACACGAAGATTGTTTAAAAATTATGTGATAGAATATAAATGAAAACAGTAGAATTTGATGTGATATTTTTAAGCTATGATGAGCCTAATGCTGATCTTCACTATGCTGCCCTGTGTAACAAAGTGCCTTGGGCCAAACGTGTACACGGAGTAAAAGGCAGCGATCACGCACACAAAGCCGCAGCAGAACTAAGTGAAACAGAATGGTTTATCACAGTGGATGCTGACAACATTGTTGATCCTGCATTTTTTAATCTTGATCTCAACATGGATGATTCTAAGATACAAGTATACGGTTGGTGTGGTCGTAACAGCATTAATGGCCTACGCTACGGCAACGGTGGATTAAAAATATGGAAACGAGAGTTTGTGCTCAACATGAGAACTCATGAGAACTCAGACAGCGATCGAGGTCAGGTAGATTTCTGTTGGGAAGATGGATATCGAAACTTTCCCCGAGTTTACAGTGAAAGTATAATTACTGGGTCACCATTCCAAGCATGGAGAGCAGGATTCCGTGAAGGTGTTAAGATGACCCTACTTGACGGAGTACGTGTACCTCCTCAAGAAATTAAAGAACGTATCTGGTGGCATAACATTCATAGACTGCGTATGTGGTCAACTGTAGGAGCACATGAGGAAAACGGTAAGTATGCTGTTCTCGGCGCTCGCATGGGAACATGGATGGCCAACTGCACAGACTGGGATTATGTTGAAGTTCGAGACTTTGAAATATTAAGAAACATCTATGATGAAAATGTCAAACATGAATCAGTTGAACATGACATTCAAGAGCTAGGCAAAAAAATTAAACTTAATCTGGGGTTGGACTGGCCTTGGCTCAATGCACAACAGAGTAAGTATACCTTAGATCTTTATGAAGAAACATTGGAATTACATAGGACCTATTACAGTCAATGAAATATGATTTGTTTTATATAAGCACATCTAAGATAGATCAGAACAATTGGTCTATTTTTAAATCAAGATTCCCTAACGCACAAAAAATAGAGGAAGCTAAATCAATTGATGAAATAAAAAAGAAATCATTTACAAAGATGTTTTGGATCGTGTGGGACGACATAATTGTAAAAGATGATTTTAATTTTGAATACGAAGCCACTAAGTGGGACAACGAATATGTACATGTTTTTAAAAATGGCAATCATTTTAATGGCATCTGTTTGTTTCCAAAAACAACAACGGTAACCAGTAAAGAATTCAAATATAGATTTTTTATCAATAAAAAAGAAATAGACATACATGCCAGCGATCCTGTTAAAATAGGCAGCAGCTTTGACATCGTGTTTATTTCGTACTACGAACCTAATGCAGACGAAAATTGGAATAGGTTAAAGACAAGATTTCCTAGAGCTAAACGTATTGATAAAATTAAAGGCATTCATCAAGCACATATTGAAGCTGCTAAACAGGCTACTTCGGAAATGTTTTGGGTAGTTGATGGTGATGCCCACATAGTTGATGAATTTAATTTTGATTATGAAGATCCAGAAAAGCACACAGTACACGTTTGGAAAAGTAAAAATCCTATCAATAATTTAGAGTATGGATACGGCGGTGTTAAATTACTGCCTACTGACATGACTCTGAACATGGATATTACTAAAACTGATATGACCACAAGTATTTCAGATCAATTTAGAAGCATGGAGACAGTATCAAACATCACTGCGTTTAACACAGATCCTTTCAATACATGGAAGTCAGCTTTTAGAGAATGTTGTAAATTAGCCAGTCGAGTTATAGCTCGCCAAGATGACACTGAAACTCAACAGAGGTTAGACGCATGGTGTACATTAAACGATGCAGTCCCCTACGGCTTTCACGCACACGTGGGTGCTATTGCCGGAAAACATTTTGGGTTACTTTGGCAAAATACTCCTAGCGAATTAGCCAAGATAAATGATTTTGATTGGCTGAAATCACAATTTGAAATGACAAGAGATAGCATCAATGGATGATAAGGTAAGAATTAAAAAATTCATTCCTATAATGAATGAGATATCGCCGACCTTTTGTATGGCTAAGTGGCATCACACTACGATATATCTTCAGACAGGTGAAACACACAGTTGTTATCATCCAGCGCCTCACAAAATTCCATTAGACGAGATACTTATAGACGCCAGCGCCTTACATAACACTAATCAAAAGAAACACGAACGACTGGAAATGCTTAATGGCGGCAAACCCAGCGGGTGTAACTACTGCTGGAACATCGAATCCATGGGAGATGATTATATTTCAGATCGTAAAGAACGTAACTCCACAATATACACACCGGAACGATTTTCTCAAATCAAAGACGGCGATTGGGATCAAAATATTAATCCACAGTATATAGAAATTTCGTTTGGCAACGAATGTAACTTTAAATGTGGATATTGTCATCCTAAGCATAGTTCGGCATATTACAAAGAAATCAAAGATCATGGTCCATATGACATGGTCAAAAATCATCGCAACGATATCGACTGGTTTCAAATCTACGAAGAAGAAACTAATCCTTATGTAGAAGCATGG